TTTAAAGTTGTAATTGTTCCAGAGTCTGCGGTCAGGTTTGTTACTGTAGAAGAATCAGCATTTAGTGTACCAGTTACAGTAGCGCCATAAGTAGTTGTTTCTAATTTTTTACTATTGTCCCAATAAACACTAACTGATCCACCGGTTGTACCATGAAGAAGGGTTTCTGTTCCCGCTGCACCCATCAATCTTACATTGTTGCTCTGGATCCTTAAATCACCAAATCCTGCATTATTAATTACTGTTCTAAAATTATTTGCATCGTGTTTGATCGTAAGATCACCATCATCACCAAATGTCAATGTCTGGTTATCACCAAAGCCATTAATAGTAGTTCTGTATATTCCCCCGTCAGCGGTATTAATTATGAATTGAGACGTTGAAGAATCCCATGATGTGCTATCAACCCCAGCAACTGAGATTTCACCAACACTATCAATTCTACCATAACGATCTACAGTAAATTGTGGTACTAAACTAGCGGTACCATATGTCCCGGAATCAACTCCAGTTGTACTTAGATCGAATGAATTATTGCTACTATCATACTCTATATTAACACTATTTGTAAGTGCTGCATCTAAATCAGAATCAAAATCGACAGTGGCATAAACAGCCTCAACATTAATACTGAATACACCACTACTTTCATTATATGCAAGATCACCTCCAGCACTAAAATAACTACGAACTAAAGCTGTATTTGCTGTGCTATCAAGGCCAACCTTAAGCTGATACTGATTTCCAATTTTTTGTGCTGAGGTTTTAACAGTATTCAGACCAAATATTCTAACTGTCTCTTGGTCATATATTCCTATAGAATCTGTAAAATTATCATCTGTTGTGATTACAAGATATTTGAGTTTTTCTATTTCGTTGTCTACAAAATATTTTGAAGTAAGATCAGAATCAGCAGCTACAGTTGTATAGTCTGAAACTTGTAATCTTCCTTGTACTTTAAAGATACCATCATCAAGATTTCTAGCACCGGTGCTATCATATAAAACATTACCAATTTGTAGTTTATCTAAACTCGTTGAAGTTATAAATCCACCACCATCAGCTGCTTCTGAAGAAGAATCGAATATGAGGAGAGCATGATGACCTACATCAGCTCTAGTAGCCGTAACACCATCGATATTAAAGAGTGAGAAAGTACCGGAGGTAACCGCTCTGATCGGGGTACCTATTGTAACCTTTTTGATATAGGTACCGGTACCAACATCAAAGTTTTTAATATTTGTTGCCATTGAACCTACCTATTATTCGCCACCAGAAATACTACTGATATTAGCAATTACTTCTATTCGTCCCTCTAAGATTTTTTCAGACACAGTAGCGCCATCACTATCAGTAAATGTAATATAGGTATCGTAGAGGTATCTACCAGATGGAATAGCATCTGTTTGAGTATTATTCATACTTAATGTCAGGATTCCGCTCGCCGGCGGATCTACGATGATCGTATTAAAATCATATGATGTACTTGAATTATAGCTTTTTTTCATAGAAGAAAAGACGCTGTAATTGGATAAATTCTTAGCGCCACCATTTTCGTCTTCTAACTCTATCTGAATTGCTATATCTGCACCTTGATGAATTACAAATTCTTCGTAATGAGCCATTAGTAGATGATCCTTATTTTCTTTATTTATAAAAGAACAGTACTGATCTATTTATGATAAAAATTATATGGCTTAAGCCAATGCATATATAAAATGACCTAAAATAATTAATGCGATGAAATTATATGATTAATATACTATGTACTGCTAAACCATGTGACGGATTACTGTATTACAGTTATGAGTACTGCTCATATCTAAATTCTATAGGTATACCTACACAATTGGTAATAGTGACTCATCCGCATTTTTCAGTAGAAGATTATTTCAATTCTTTATCACAAAAATACATTACAATACAAAATCTTGTATTTAATGATATAGATGAAGGTCCTATGACCTTGATCATGGGAAGAAGTATGATGACTCTTGCTTATTTGAATAGAGAATCATATACTATGGATCAGCTTCTTATCCTACATTTGGCCTTTAAGGGTAAAGTTTTAGCTGTATATTCTGAAAACCATTTAAGAGAATACCAAGATGCTATTCACTATTTTTATCCAGAAGAAATAGTTGATCTTTGTGATTATGACGTTTATCCGGATGGAACAGGTAAACCATTTGAAAAAAGAATCTATTTTAATATTTACAAGCCTTTAGAAAAAGATATGCAATTTAAATATCTTTTTAATGGTACAAATAGACAATACTATAATGCAGCAAGATCAGTTATAAAGAAATATAAATCGCATGGGATAATGGTTTATGATATAGGTGTAATTGACCCAAGACTAAACCATATAATTGTACCAATAGATAATTTGCTTGGGATCTTTGATACGTACGTGTACACAAAGCCCATTCTTGATCCTGCACCGAGAATAATACAGGAATGTATATACTATCATAAGCCTATTATATTTGAAGCTGAAAATAGAGGTGCTCAGGTATATTGGAAAAGACGGATATTAGAACCAGACGTGGAGAATATTGTAAATGAATTATGAAGGTTGGGATAAAGATTACCTGGAAAACAAAGAAGAGTACATGAAGCTCTTCGATAAAGTAATGCAGGAAGATAATGATAGAAATGTGGAATTTCTAGAAAAGAAAATAGCAGACTATACCGGAAGACAATATGGTATTGCAGTTAGTAGCGCTACTGATGCTCTCTATTATTCTCTTAAGTGCTATGGTGTAGGATCTGGGGATGAGGTATTAGTTAGCGATTTTTCATGGATTTCATCTGCATCATGTATTCTTATGGCAGGCGCTACGCCAGTCTTTTGTGATATTGATCTCGATTCTTATCATATAACATTCGAGGAAATTAAGAGAAAAACTACCGACAGAACAAAAGCTCTTATATACACTCATTTGTTCGGCAACATGACTGAAACAAAGGAGATTGAAGAGTACTGCAAAGATCGAGGCATTGCATTTATTGAGGATGCTGCTCAATCATTAGGATCAAGTCTTAATAATAGAAAGGCTGGAAGTATTGGTAATATCAGTTCATTTAGTTTCAATAACAACAAAGTAATTGCTGGTATTTCTGGTGGAGGTATTGTACTTACCGACAAAAGGGAAGATGCAGATCTTATTCGTAAACTCAGACGACATGGTAAGGGTAACGACTACGAAATACTTGGGTATAATTCAAAATTATATTATATGAATGCTGCCTTTATAGAATTTCGATTTGATAGAATGGAAGAGTACCAACTAAAAAGAATAGAAATAGCAAATAAATATAATGAACTTTTAGAAGATTTGCCTACAGTTGTCCAGACGTCTCATGATGGTCTTATTCATAACTACCATAAATATGTAGTAAGGTTTGAGAATAAACAAATAAGAGATGAAGTAAAAGATGAGCTTGGTGCAAAAATACATTATGAAGCACCTATATCAAGTAACAGTCTGTTTCAAAGCCAGACTGGTATAAATTCTAGAATAGCAAGTGATACTATTTTATCATTACCTATTCATCCTTGGGTTACAGAAGAAGAAATTCATACAACGGGTATGATTATAGGGATAATGGTATAACCGAAGGAGGTTTGTACTATGACTAAATTCTCCGCATATGAAAACTTCTTTTCTAGAAACGAAGTAAATATTGATATCGGGAATAAATGTGGTTTAGAATGCCCAAGATGTCAAAGACAGATAGAATTTACAAATAATGGATTGCCAGTCAGAGGTAACAATTTAACGATAGATCAATTTAAGAAAGTAGTTAATCATTTTGAAAAAATCAATTTTTGTGGTCAGTTATCAGATCCAATTCATCATCCCCAATTTATAGAATTTTTAAAATTAACTAAGGATAAAAAAGTAAGCGCTCATGTTCATGTTGCATCTTAGCTCGTCCTAAGAAATGGTATATAGAAGCATATAAAGCAAATCCTAATGCACAGTGGTGGTTTGGTATTGATGGTCTTCCTGAGGAAAGCTGTTTATATAGAATAAATCAAGATGGCCAAAAACTATTCGACATGATGTTAGAATCTAAAAAGTATCTTATTCCAAAGCCGCGCTGGCAATATATCGTATTTAAATATAATCAAGATAACATAGAAGAAGCTAAGAAAATAGCTATAGAAAATGATATCACCTTTCATATGTTAAATTCATCTAGGTGGAGGAGGTCAGATGACCAAATCGATCCTTTTAAACCAGATAAAAAATATAGAGTTGATAAATGATGAAAAAACCCCTTTACCCACAATGCTGTAGTGACAATCCGCGTAATCGAATGCAACTTGCTATAACAAACTTAGCCGAGTTAATACCTTGCTGCCAACTAGACAACGGGACTACTAGAGAAGATCCTCAGGTAGCTAAATTATTAAAAGTTAGTAAGATTGATGATTATGATTCAATAGAAGAAATCTTGTTAACAGATGAATGGTTAGAATTCTATGATAATTTATCCAAGGGTATAGCGCCACAAAGATGCTATAGGATATGCAACGGAAAACCGAATAGAATTGAGACAACAATTGACCCAACTAATATAAATAATGTGAATATACAGACTTTTTAATCTGTATAAAAACAAGCATTCAATGACGGGAGGTCAACGATGTCATTTAACAGATTTCTAGAAAAAACAATAGCAAAAAGTCAGAGATGCCAAAGAAATTGGGATTTAAGTAAAGAGATCCCAGCTGAAGATATTAGTACACTAAAGACTTCAGTTACACAATGTTCTTCAAAACAAAATCGCGTCTTCTATAAATGTAAATTCATAACCAATCGAGATATCATCGAAAAGATCTATAAGACAACAGGCGGTGCTGGGTATTGGAGTAAAGAAAAAGAAGATTGGTTTACATTAGAACAATTAGGATTTAAATCCGTAGATGAAGCAATTCGAAACGATTATCTTAGAGTACCAGGGGATCTTTGGACAAAAAGGATTTATGATAACTCAGATATGAGTACAAATCCACAGGTTCTTGGAAATCTTCTTGTAGCATTTATTAGAGATAGAGATCCTTCTGAGGGATATAGAACAAAGGAAGAACGAGAAACTGGCAGACACCTAGATGAAAGCTTAGAGCACCGTGCAGTTTCGCGTGATGAAAGTGTTGCTCTAGGAATTGGAGCAGGCTATTTAACACTTACTGCAAATATGCTGGGATATTCTTCAGGTTGTTGCCAATGTGGTGATATGGAGGAAATTAGTAGATTATTAGGAGAAACCGAGCCCGCGTTATTATTAATGGGGATTGGATATCCTGATCCAACTAGATCTAGGCTTATGCATCACAAAACTGAAAAAAGATTCCAATCACATAATAAGCACGTTATAGTGGATGACGTTGCTTAAATAAAAAAAGTATAATTTGTTATGTTTTCTTTAAATGATATAAAAGATTCTCATCTAGGTATAGATTTCTATTTGTCCAAGTCGTGCAATAAGTCATGTTACTATTGTACAGCTTGGACATTAGAAATGCGAAACCTAACAGTTGACATGGATTTCGCGAATAAAATCCTAGAATACTTAAGCCCATATAAAACAAGAATCAATCTACTCGGCGGCGAACCAGGTCTTATAAAAAATTTAGATGAAGTTATTCATAGGATTAAATCTTATGATAATCTTGTTTGTTCAGTTCTTTCAAATTCATTTATCCGTAAAAGATACCCATGGATATTAGAGGATCCAGATATTCTCTATATGGAACATCTTGTTTTAGATTTTTATGAGGATAGAATTGAAAAGTTAGGTAACTATGATTTTTTTGAAGAGAATGATAAGAACAATTATAATGTAGTAATAATGACTCCTAATTATTTTAAGTATAGAGAGAATCATGATCTATCAATAATTGATCATAAGAATACCGAATTTAAACATTTTAATTCCCGCGCGCCCGGGTGGGAGAAAGAAGAACAAGAGCCAGAAATCGTTAGAAGAGTATGTGCAGCATTTCCATCAGTACCAGTAATTGATTTTGAATTACAAAAAATCCGGCACTGTAGTAAAAAGGTAATTAAAGGTTCTAGACAATTTGATATTACAAAAGAAAATATAGACAAGATGATGAACTTTGAGCTATTCGAATTTGAAGAGTATTGTAAAACTTGTACAGAAACACTTAACCGTGGTGCTGCGCACACTGCTAGAATTTTAACAACTGAAAGCCCAGCTGTCTGGGGAGCTTTATAATAAATGTGGGATTTAAAAAAAGGGTTAACATTAGTTATAGACGTATCAACCTATTGTAATGCAAAGTGCCCACAGTGTGATAGAACAGACAAAGAAAATAATTTAAAGAAAAAAGAAAATATACCTCTTGTAAACTGGTCAATAGATGATATTCGAAAACATTACAGTAGAGAACAATTACTAAATGCCAATGTAAAAAGCATAACCCTTTGTCCTACCTGGGGTGATGCAATGGTTAATCCGGATATTTTCGAAATTATAAATCATTTTTTAAAAAATCTAAAACCTCACTCCAACATATACGTTTATACTAATGGTTCTATGAGGGATGAAAACTTTTGGTTTAAACTCGGGGGCTTGCCATACAAACATAAAATTAGCAGAAGCAGTTTACATGTAACCTTTGATATAGATGGCATTAACCAAAATATGCACAATAAGTATAGAAGAAACACCAGTCTACAAAAGGCCTTAAATAATATGAAAGCCTTCAGTGAGTCTGGTGGTTCTAAAACCTATTCCCAAACGATACTATTTAAACACAATCAAGATTATATGCAAGAAATACGAGATCTAGTTAATCAGTATGGAAGTCAATATCACGAATTTGTAAAGAGCGATAGGTTTAAACGGGATAAAGAAGGAAACTATTTGCCATTAGTATTTAATAATGAAAAAGGTGAAACAGAAACTTTAGAATGGGCAGATATAACTTTCGAAAAACCCTTTCTTTATCATAATGTAGAATCTATGACCAAAACTATAGAATGTCGATGGGCAAAAACAACTCATTTAAATGTTAATTTTGACGGGCAAATTTGGCCATGTTGTTATTTTGGTGCAGCTGATCACAGAGAAAACTATAAAGAAAGATTCTACAATTTTGAAGTTATAAAAAAATATAATGAAAATAGATTAGATAATAACATAAGATATAAGCCGTTAACTGAAATAATAAATAATGACTGGTTTCAGCGTCATTTAGAAGATAGCATAAGAAATGATCCAGTAAATGAATGTAAACATAAATGCAGTATTAATGTATTAGAATTTGATAAACAACAGGTACGATCAGTATGAAAAAAATCCTTTTAGTTTCCGGTTGTAGTTTTACTGCTGCAGAATATCAAAGTATATCTTATCCTTCACTAGATACAAGCTGGCCAAAATGGCCTGAAATATTAGCAGAAAAACTAGGAATGGAAGTTGTTAATCTGGCGATATCTGGTGCAGGAAATAAATACATTTATTCTAGTCTACTTGATTATATTAAAGCCCATGATACGAATAATATTGGCATGGTTATAGCCGCCTGGTCGCAATCACAAAGATTGGATTATGAAGACCATCCCAATATTCGTGGTCTAGATTGGTTAAGAAAAAGAGAAAAGCCATATGGTAATATAATGGGATGGGTAAGAGAATCATTACGATATTATATGAGTTTTGAAATGCTTTGTTCATACCATAAATTACCATATAAACATTGCCAAATGATAGCTTTATTTGAACATTATTTCGAGGCCAATAAAAACGAAAATTGGGTGGCGCTAGGATCATCGCTATCGGTAAACGATAAAATAAAAAATTTAGAAGAACTAAAAGATGAATCTAACCAGAAATGGTTTGATCTACCCCCAGAAATGGTTAGTACAAGAAATATTAAAGATAATATTGATCAAGAAGAAATTATTATCGAATTCATTCGAAAAAATCTTAAAGTTAAGAAAAATAATTTTATTGGATATCCAATAGTACCCAGTCTCGGGGGATATACTGTAGCCGAATTCTTAAGAATTTATAAAAATCCAGATTTAAGGATTTCTTGGAGAGATGCCCATCCTACTGGAAAGGGCCATGCCGTAATAGCGGAACATATATATGAAAATCTTTAGTGTAGCATTAAGTCCTCATGATCATAATACATATGATGGTATTTTCCACAATCAGCGTGAAAGATATACTCGTAGAAAACATAATGTTCCATGGCATTTTGATGCATATCCGAGTGATTCTGAATCTGAAAAAATGAATCAAGATGATAATAGTGCAGGAATAGCATTTTATAATGAATATTTTAAACCGAAGGATCATCAACTCCTAGCATTTACTACTACAATTGGTGGACTACAACAGATACCACATCATAATATTGATCAAGAATTTTTAGAATTTAAGCCCAAAAAACTTTGGGATTATCTTCAAAAAGATAATCTATACTATATTGATCATCATCAATCCCATGCAGCATATGCATATTTAAATTCGGGATTTAAAGAATCGGATATATTAGCAATTGATGGCAGAGGCTGGAAGTTTAATTGTATTTTTATAGACAAGAATGGAACAATAACCGACTTATCTGATAAAATGAGCATCGGTATTTTGTGGAACTATTTTTCTAAACAAATGGGATTCGGTCATCTAGGGGCTGGTAAGTTAATGGGACTCGCCGGATATGGTGAATATAATTCTGAGATTCATTGTTATATAGATTATTATTTGGATAATAATTTTATATTCCATGAAAACCTAAAAAAAATAATATTTGATTCTTATTGGCACCCGATACTTAATAAAGAAAATATCGCATATACTTTACAGTGTGCTACCCAAGAATTGATTAATGATTTTGTTTTACCGTTAAAATCTTGTGATAATCTTTGTATTGCTGGAGGTGTAGCATACAATGGTTATATGAATGAAGAATTTACTAAACACTATACAAGAGTTCATATACCACCTGCGCCGGGCGATGAGGGACAATCTCTTGGAACCTACATGCATGCTGATTATACTTTAAATGGTAATATTCATATTCCAGATATGTATGGTGGTAAGGCATATGAATATACAGGTGAACATAAAGTTAATCTGACAGAAGTTGCTCAGGCAATTGCTGATGGTAAAATAGTAGGATGGTTTCAAGGTAAATCTGAATCAGGAAATCGAGCACTTGGTAATCGTAGTATTCTAGCAGATCCTCGTAATCCAAATATAAAGGATAGGATTAATAAAACAATCAAAATGCGAGAAGATTTTAGACCCTTTGCACCATCTGTATTGGAAGAACACTATCATCATTATTTTGATACCAATCAACCAAGTCCGTATATGTCTCGTATCATGCCAGTTAAATCTGATCAGATTCCTGGAGTAACGCATGTCGATAATACAGCTCGAATACAGACGGTAAATAGAAAACAGAATGAAAAGTATTATGATTTAATTAATGAGTTCTATAAGATTACTGGAATTCCTATGGTATTGAATACAAGTTTTAATTCACAAGAACCAATTGTTGAAACACCAGAAGAAGCAATAGCAACTTATAAAAGAACTGAAATGGATATGTTGGTAATTAATGAATATTGTATGTCTAAAATGGGGTGATAAATTTAATCACGAGCACGTTAATCGATTATATCGGATGGTATGTAAAAATTTTGATGATGATTTTAATTTTATTTGTTATACTGAAAATGCAGATGGTATTGATCGGAATGTAATAATACAGCCTTTGCCAGATTATGATTTAGAAAATTGGTGGTGGAAGCTTACTCTTTTTGAATATCCAACCAGTATCCCAACCTTATTCTTAGATCTAGATGTAGTGATACAAAATAATATCACGCACCTTAAAGATTATTGTGTTGAAGATATGTTGTGCATGATTAAGGCGTATTGGAAGCCTTATGAACTAGAGCCATTAGATACAAATTTAAATTCTTCTATCATGATATGGTCAGGTGATTGTACTGAAATATGGAAACACTTTGATCATGATCTAGATTATTATATGGTTAAATATAACGGTATCGATGGATATCTACACCATAATCAATCTGATAAGTTATTATATCTTCCAAAGGGTGAAGTTTATTCTAGGCTTTATGGTGTTCATGAAAATAATTATTTTAGAGCAGGTCATGATGAAGTAAAATATTTTTATGAACCAGACTATAATATTTGCATATTCAATGGCTGGCGTAGAAAAACCGAATGGAATGGAACTAGATATTTACTAGATGATGAAGGCTATAATGGATTCGAACATTACTGGGATTGACCCTGCTGTATACATTTCGATGCGTCGTGCTATTGAATTAAATATAGACATAAAGCATTTCTTAGATAGTTTTTCAAAATCACAAATCGAGTCTAAGCAATGGTTAACAGACTCATTAATGATGGCAAATATAAAAAACGCCAATATACAATTATTCGGTGGGTGGAACGGTATACTAATAACGCGTTTGCTAACTCAAAATTTAAGCGTAAACAGAATTCATAATATTGATCTAGATGAAAAATCGATTCGCGTGTTTATGGATTACAGACATTCTACTGGTGATAAACGATTAGAGTCAACTTGTGGAGATGTTAGGACTCCTCATAAGTTTGATCCTAACACGGACATTGTTATCAACACATCATCAGAGCACATGCCAGACCTTCCAGAATTAATAAAGGATAAACAATACAAGTCTAGCTGTCTTTTTGCTTTACAAAGCAATAATATGTTTCACATTCAAGATCATATTAATTGTGTTAATAATGAGGATGAACTTGTAGAAAAATCTAGACTATCAAAGATAATGTACAAAGGCTCTTTTAAGATGGAAAATGGCTATAAACGATTTATGGTTATCGGTTATGTCTAGAATAATCTACAGCTTCTATGTTGATATACAAAATGCTGTTTCACATTTCGAAAATAAAAATAAATTCAATAAGAATTATAACTGGTTATTAGATAGACATAAACAGTACGCAAATCATTGTGGCGTAGAATATAAACACTTTGGTTATGATGATAACTATATTGAATTCAGTAAACAATTTGGCCCGGAAATATCTGAATATAATATTATTAATTTTTATAAGATGCATTTGTTATATCAGCTAGATTATGACGAGATACTATATCTAGACATGGATGTTATCCCAGTTACAAAACTAAATTTCTTCGAAGAGTGGGATCTGTCAAAGGGTATCGCAATTATGTCTGAAGATTGGAATAGTCGATGGAAAGATAAGGATCGAGAAAGACATAGCGTAAGATCACCTTTAGCCAAAAGCTGGAATGCCAGAGCTATGTTAGGTAGAAAAACCGAAACATTTAATACCGGTATTATAGGTGCTTCCAGAGAAGGATTAAAGGAGTTAGATTATTTCGGTGATTTTAACGATACCTTAGAATTAATGACCGATTTGATAAATGATGATTTCTGGCCAGATGATATTCGAAATTTATTTGGATATGATAACGAAACAGTATTTGCCTATAAGGTTAAAACCTATCAACAGTTGTTAGATACAGGTTGGCATTATTTTATGGATAAGTGGAGTTATATACCAAACAATACGAAATTTATTCATTGTATTAATAAAGATTTTAATTTTGTAAGAGGTTGGTGTGAAAAGAATAATATTTAGTTTATATACTGATAATGTTGATCAACACCAATCAGCTACTAGCTATAAAAGAAATCAATTTCTAGAATATAAAGATCTCTTATTGGCTAGACAAAAAGAGTATGCCTTAGCCTGTGGTGCTGATTACGAATTATTCACTACAAAGGAAACCGATTATAATATTATACAATTCGATAAGATTTTAAAAATAGAAGAGCTATGTAAATATTATGATGAAGTTTTATATCTAGATTTTGATGTAATACCTAGAACATTAACAAATTTTTTTGATAGATTTGATTTAAATAATCTTTGTATATATCCTTTATCTACAAAATTACCAGATCGCGATATATTCCATTGGAGAATAACAGAATGGGAATTTGAATGGGATCCAATGGAGATGTTTGTTAAATGCTGTGCTAAAAATGCAATGCTACTACTTGAAGGAGTTACTGGTAGTCAAGAATGTGTTAATACAGGAGTATTCGGTGCTAATAAATATTCTATAGAAAAATTAGCATTTTCTGAAAATATACAACCATGTAAGGACTTATTGCAACAGGCGAAGAATGATAATATTTATCCAGGACTAATATCTGATGCCTGGATACCAAATAATGAAGTATTTGTATCTTATTTACTAGAAAGATACAATATACCTTTTACTAATATTGGTATGGGTTGGAATTTTATTTTAGACCATATAACAAGAGAACCATCGATAGCATGTCACTTCATACATTGTGTTAATAAAGATTTTTCTGTTATTCTTTAGTATAGATCTCAATAGCCTTTTGCATCGCCAAAAGTATATTTGGGGCTTTTCTCAGTTCTGCCTTAGCTTCTCTATCTTTACTCTTTTTAATCTGATCAATTTCAAAAAGCTGAAGCTTTAAATAGAATAACTTTTCTTTATCTTTTATTGGATCAAAGTCGGCGAATAAAGTCGTTATTATTTTTTTATATACTTCTACGTTACCACTTTCCCATTCAAAAATAAGTCCATCTCTTTTGGCTAAATCTAAGACATATCTTTCAAATTGCTCTCGTTGCTCTCTTACAAAAATAGCAGTATTCTCGTGGATCTGATCTATTGTAGTGTGCTTTAATACCTCCTCAAACTGTTTCGGTGGATCCTTTGGATCACCATTAGCATCTAAGCGGACTTCAATTGTTTCATCCATCTCGATTTCTTTATCAGTATCCGGATGAATAAGAGCCCAGGTGATATTTAAAACTGTTCTATCATTATTTGAAAATCGAGCTTTTACAAATCTTTTTTCAAGCTCTTTAGGATTAACATTTTCATAAAATTCTTCTACCTCATTCATAGTCTTATCCCTTAAATTGCATAAATTCTAAGTGCATATTGATTAACATTTTGTCTTGTACCATTTGGAAAATCTTGTGCTCGATAATCATCACCAGAATTATAAACACTACTTTGTGTATATCCTGAAGTGTCATTACTATATCTTGTATCCGTAACAGTATTTCCTTGTATCCTAGGATTTGTTTCTGAACCAGCCGCAGTAGTGTTGCACGTATATCTTATTCCTCTGCCATTCCCAAATGACTGAGATGCGTTTTGCATTAAACTTTGAAATCTATCATCCATATAACTATCACTTCCTTCTTTTAAATTCCAGTCACTTCCACCTGTATCTTCAGCAAATAGCGGTCTTCTATAGGACGGTCGACCTAGGGCGGTATCGTTAGAAACGCGATATAACCGGTATGAGGTACCGATAGTTAATTGGTCAATTCTTTCCGGTATACCGGCGGCGGTATACGCGGCAAGATTTGCATAGGTATCCGTGAATAGGTCCGAACTCCCCAGCCGGGTGAAGGTTTTGGTCGATTCTGTAAATGTTGCATCGTTCCGACCGCGGACTGTATAAGTACCACGATGTTCAGGATCATTAACTATATCGAGAATAGCATCGTCGACAAATGTATCATACATATCTTGCAGTGTCATGCATCTTATGCTGATAACACTACCTGTAACAATTTGATATACAGGATACTCGAATGTCGCATCTGCTGTTGCTGCATCAGTGCCAATGTTCTGGTTTAATTTGCCTGCAGTACTTGATTGCACAGATATATTCGGTGTCGACGCGTCAGTAGGGAAGTCTGTAGTACCAGTATCTGCTACACCAGCATATGTGTAAGTATTTGTCCAATAACCGCCTGGAAGGTTAGAGGTATATGGGAAAGTACTGTCTTGGGAAACAGTCACGCCAGGTGAAAGTGCCCAAAGATATCTGAAATATGTCCGAAAAGTTTCTAGATCGGTATCATTGAATTCTCTAAGGTTACCGTTAGAGTCATAATAGAGAGGACGTCTAAGTGCCATAATAAAACCTTTGTAACATGTTAACCAGCGCCATATAAAGTTTTTAAAGTTGCTCCAGATGAGTTTAATATTCGTAATGTAACAACATTTTCTAATTCATTTTGACCTACGGCGTCATCTGCCATTTTACCTTTAGTTATTGCATTATCCGCAATCATATTAGTTTGAACTTGAACTTCACTAATTACACCGTTGGATGATGTAGATCCAAGTACTCTGTTCGCAGTTGATATATTTTGTATTTGAGAATAACTAACCCCGTCAGATTTTATCGAAACCGCCCCGGCAGCAACTGCAAAGTCACCCGATGAGAAAGATGCAAGTCCTACTGTACTAGTAGTAGCAATTGCTATATTACTAGTAATTGCCCCAGTAGCTGAATCATAGGAAAGATAGGCATCTCCTTGAGTAGTAAATAAAGATCTTACAGTTGTAGGATTTAATGCCCCATAATTTGAATCTATATTCGAATGTAATTCATTAATGGCAGCTACTATATTACTATCAGTATCAGTATTAAGATCCGATACTAGACCAATAGGACTATTAAAGGCTAAATCAGAATCAAGTATTGATATTTCTTGCTGAAGTTCATTAATAGCCTCAACAAGGTTATCCTTAGCATCAGTAGTTAATAAAGTTCTATCACCAATGGCACTATCTAAAATCACTTGTGCTGAGGAATCAATAAGGTCTCTAATATCACTATCAGCATTTCGAAAGGCTTGCAGATTCGAATCAATAAGCCCTCTGATATCACTATCAGCATTTTGAAAGGCTTGCAGATTCGAATCAAGAAGCCCTCTGATATCACTATCTAACCCGGTAATAGCTCCAACTAAGCTTGAGTCTTGGCTAGTTGTTAATAATGAAAGATCACCAATTCTGTTGACAGTAGTATTTGCCTTAGTGACCCAGGTAGCTATATTATCGCTAAGATTTATCGTTGCTTTTGCCATTATTACTGTTTCTCTATAAGTTTAAGAAGTAATCCCTTAATTTCACTAACTTCATTTTTTAATTCTTCGAACTCTTTCTCTTTTTGTTTACGAAGTTTTTTTCTTTCTCTTGCTTGTTCTACCTCAGATCTATTTATATTTAATAAAGCGGTAGTATTCTGATCCCTTACTAGTCCGGGAGCATCTGGAATTTCTATATAATTATCCTTCATTATACACTCAATGCTATAACTCTTACATCCTTAAATAGTGGTACCTTTGCCGTATTAGTAGATCTCATAACAATCTTTACTTGGAATTGAGTAAAGGCAGGTAAGCTACCCCCTATCCCCCCAGGGGTGTATCGATATTCTCTTACAGAAATCTCATCCGTGGGGTTGTTAGTCTCTTCCGGCTGAAGTGTCCAGTATTTTTCTATGATATTTTCATCGCCAGTTGCTGTTCTGTAATATACCAAGAAATCGGTTGAAGGTGGTCGATAAGCAGATAGAATAATCTTTAGCCCTACAGCATCCTGATCTAAAGTAATAGGTTCCATAATATGCTTTGCTGCAGAAGATCCACCATTTGGTTCGGTTTCATTTACAAAATTAAAATGGGTATTAAATCCGTCACTGGCTACAGAATCTGGCCTATCAATAATATGCGAAACTAAAGTAACAGAAGCTCTTTGTAAATCCAACATAGGACTAACATCGGAATCTGTGGTTATCATAGGCAAAGAAACGTCCAAGGATTTTAATCCTGCCAATTCGTTGCTCTCTGAGCTATCATGTGCTACCATAAATGGTATTTTAGTAAAATTTGTCGCATTTATTTCAATAGTACTAAATTCTGTTTCTTTAACAAATGCTGTTTCTGTACCAGCAAACGATTTACTCTTAGTCATTCGAATCCAAGAGGTCATATTGGTATTCTTTGGAACAATCTGGGATATATTTGGCCAAAGTACGTTAAATGGTATATTTTTACTTGATAATACATTTGAACCGCCGCCTATTACATCTGAATCCGCTGTAGAATCCATTTCAAATTGGTATCCAGTCCAATCTACGGCAGTAATAGTTCTAGCCCCGTTAATACTAGAAGCATTTACGCCTCCTGTGGCTATAGCGTCTCTGATAGTAATATCTTCTCCGACCTGCAATCCATGCATAGGTTGATATACAGTAGCAGTAGCATCGCCCGTTACTACAGTGATGGGATCTGAAGTTAATAGGGTTTGAGGTAACACAGCATTTGTTAGGAATATTTCTCCACTCTTCCTTCCAAAATCTGCTTGGTATAATTTGAAGGTTAGGTCTTTTGCTTGAGCTGGTGTCCATGTAGCATTATTTTGGGAAAAGAATAGACTTCCAAGAATAGGTTGTCTGTCAATTCTTTTTTCCGTAGATCCAATTAAAAATTCATTAATTTCTGCTACATATACTTTATAATCAGGCGAATTAGCTGTAATTACCATAGCATAATCAGTTTGACCCTGAAGGTATAGTGGCTCATCAAATTGGAAGGTAGTTGCTACAGTAGCATCGACAGAAGTATTAACAGAGCCACCACTTTTAACAACATTTGAACCTGGTATAACATCGAATGTCGGAAGTCCATTTGTCATTGTTCTGAGGTGTAGGTTAACTGGAAAATCAGGATCTTTAGTAGCAAAAAAAAGATCAATTTTAGTTACAAATATGCCAGCTATTGTATCGACATAAAATGACTGAGCAATAGGGTTTTTATTAATTTGATAACCTTGTGTATTTGTTGCCATTATGCCACCTTACCTTTTTGTGTATCATTTAACATATCTATCATCCATTCACTTCTTCCACCGATTTCAGAATCAATTTCTACAAAGTCGGTAAATGTGTGACCGTCTTCTGATATCATAAGATGTTTACCATTCATTAGACTATAGTATACTGGTTGTTTTTCTACTCTTGGTGAATTTGTTTCGTGTACTCTTACCCATGTACCATTATGGTATACAGGATGTGTTCCGGTAACATGTACTCCATTATAATTATACCATTCTTCACGCATGCCGTCTCCTTGCATGATAGCATATACTGATCCGCCACCTAACATTATATCCCCAGGTACAATGTGTTCGATACGTTTTAATGAATAGTCTGCCATTCTAAATAATGTTCCGGCTGCAAAACATCCACCGCCTGTAGAGCCTCCGCCTCCGCCTCCGCCGGAGGAGCCGCCGGCATCACAAGAACCTCCATTTCCTCCGCCTCCATCATCGGGAGAGCCGCAGTCAGGTGCTCCGCCGCCGTTACCATCTCCACCTTCATATCCGTCGAAGCCGCCACCGCCGCCGCTTGGTGGTTTTTTAGTTACACTCTTTTTACTTCCTTGAATTACAAGCAAACGAGTGGAAAGTATTGTTTCTCTTCTTTTTTCTAAAGTACCTTTAGCTGCATAATTTGCTCGAGCAATACAAAGAGCATCCTCTTCTTTATTAATACTAATATCAAGAAGTTTAAATTGTCTTATACCAGTACTAAATCTTATTGTATTATTATTTGGAATAAAGAATGATCCAGTAATACTACCTTCTGCATCTGTTTGAAGGGCAGTTGGACCATCTGGATGTTCAGTTGCGTTATTTTTAGTGTTTCCATAATCCGTTGAACCATCTGAATAAAACTCAAATGGTTCAGATCTTACCCAATTTGCAACCGATTTTTCATCAAAGAAAGCAAACACCTTTGAATTAGGCCTTAAACCATCTACTTTAAAATATATTTTCCTAGATCTCATCCAAGGGATATCAATAAGTTGAACTACTTTATCCCCTATAACTTCTAATATGGTTTCCTCTGAGGCTACCTTATTAACATAAGTTGTTGTAGTATTACCTTTGACATTTTTCTTAGATTCCTTGGATCCAACAACTAGATCTTCTAGAGCTGTACCACCCCAGTTCCATTCCCATTTTTTCCATCCTACGGCATTTTTTGTATCTAGAAGGGTTCCACCACTTACTATTCTTGGTGCTGTATATACCACATCTTTCCATTCATCCGAGGTTGGTGAAAGGGTAGCTACCCCTTCATACACAATAACCGAAAACGGGTTAATCTGAATTGCTTTACTAGCTAAAGACTGATCAATATAAGCTTTCTCGGTGTGTTTAAGATATACATTATCGCCTTTTCTTATAGTATTAATAGATTTGTCAGAATCGTAAATTAATCTAATATTGTCTTCATTGAATGAAGGTCTCATATTCATTCTTAAGGGGTCAATTGAAGCTCGATAATCGCCATAGTTTGTAGCGGAAAGAACATGTGTAGTAAAATTATCAACTACCACACCAGACTTAGTTCTATTTAACCCAGCAGAATCTAACACCTCGAAATTAGAGGTAGCAATTTCAAGTAAACTTAAAGAAGCTAATTCTTCAATAGCATCAACTCTTTTTTCTAAAGACTCGATGTCTTTCATAGTAAATCTTTTATGATCTATTCTTTTTACTGTTACATCTGAATCATTTAGTGTATTAGCGCCAAACCTAATATTATATAGTGGTAAGGTTCTGTCTGGAGCTGTTGGAAAGCGAGGTTCAAAGGCTTCTTCGCCTTTAACATAGATCAATTGCCCCTGGGTATCGATTACTAATTTACCTGCCTGTTGAAGATAATATGTTACATCACCGGAGACAAGATTTCCTGGTTGAGGTAGCTGACTGACTCTTGCCCCTAAAGAACTATTTGTATATCCTTCAGCAGAATCTTGAACTGATCTAAAATCTAAGACATTTCTTAATTGGACTTTCTGCCCATTTGCTAAAGTATGATCAGGTATATTACCATAATTTACTTGCCCAGAATAGGAGTTAACTGCAAAAAAGTCTCCGCTAGTACCATGATTAAAATATCGATATTTGATATGAATATTTGAGCCAGGGGCAGAATTACCACTATTAAGGACCATCTTACCTAGGCCGTAAAAGTTATCCCTTTGACCATTATCTAAAGTAAATCTATTTGCGTAACTGATGCTACTGTCATTAGCATCTATTACCTCTTGAACATCATAGATATCAGCTTTATCAAGTCTTAAATATTTAAATCCGTTACCATCCGAATCCATTGTTCTAGTAACAGAATTACTAGTTAAAGTTTTACTTCTTATACTACCTGCAGATTTGTTAACATAAGCTAAAACTTCAATCGAACCGGAATATCCAGATCCGCCATTTGTTGGGCCACCTGAAATAGTACCGTTAGTAGCATCACCAGATAGAGTTACTGATGTAGATCCTGTCCAAACATCACTATCAACATCTGCGATAAGCCAATCACCGGTGTTTGTATATGCTTCAGTACTAGTAAGAGTTGGCATAGAAATATTACCTGATGCATCAGCAGTTAAACTACCAAATCTTCTTTGCACTGTAAAATTCAAATCGGTTATAGTCTGGGGTCTTATGTTTGGTAGGTTAAAGAGTAGATTATTTTTAGATACTTCTTTAAGAACCGCTTTACTACTCTCTAGAATAGGATTGAAATAATTTGTTGAACCAGTACCAATACTTTTTACATCACGAAATGCTTGACCTGAATTTAATTTAATATCAAATAGATGGTACTTAAGATTTGCACCATCTTCTGTAACAGCTCTTACTCGAGTAGTACCAATTACCGATCCTGTACCTCCAGTAGCATCATATAAATTCATTAATTCGAATACGTTAATATTAGGAAGGCCGCTGGTACCTCCGACAGGGTTAACTATAACATAGTTACCGAAGTCGACAGGCGTAACCTCGTTGTTTATTTCTAGGGTACTAGTAGCCTTTGGTACTCGAATATGAGTCCCAACCTTTCTAGCTGCTCTATGTCCCTCTACAACTGCAACACCAGGACTTACTTTCATATTAAGGAATGCAATATCAGCTGAGTCAGGCTCAAATAATAAGGAAAAAGGACTAACTATATAATCGCCAGAATTTTCAGATATTCTTATTGCAGTTACTTCATTTGGAACATTATATCTGTCTGAGACAACAACTGCAGATCTTACGGATCCTTCATCTATTGTGGCCACGTGTATAAAGTTTTCATCTGCAGCCAAGTTAATTTTATTAATAAGGGTTAAACGTATTCTATATCTGTCAGCGCCTGGCGCAGACTGATTTGGTGTCGAGCCCTGATTATCAAATAGATCGACATCATCAGCTGTAGTTACAATTTCTTCAGTAATTTTAAACCCAATCTCTGCAGTTGGATCATCAGTATATTTTGAAAGAATAATTGACTGTGCTTCAGTAAAGATAAAAAATCCCTTAGCATAATAAACCCCAGCACCAACAGAAACTCTATATCCAACCCCCAATGCTGGGTTTGCAACAGTATTAGTAGTTTGGATAGATAAAGTTGTACTACCGTTGTCTATATTTTCTCCGGGATTAAATCTAATTGGCGCTGTCGTTGCAGCCGGCGATGATGCTGTATTAGTATATTGAACATATAGAGTAGCAGGATCTGACCCTTCTACAGGTACTACTTCAATAACCTTTGCTACCACACCACTTGTCTGTCCAGTAAATGAGGTACCAATTAAATCATTATATGATGAGGGTAAAGCGTTAACAGAAGTATTTAATTTAACAAATTCGTATAGGGGATTTGGATTTAAGCTACCTTCACTTATAACTGAACCTTCTACATATATGTCAGATGCCATTCTTTTAATCTGGTTATTAATAATGGTTTGCGCTTGTGTAAGCTCGCGCGCCTGAAGGGTTCGTCCACTATTAAACAAGATCCTATAATAGCCATCGCTATCTGTATAATCATCTTTATAGGTATTCGAAAAAGTTGCATTAGTAAGAGTAGTAGCCATATTTTTTTTACCTTATAGCGTAATAATAACTTTAATATCTTCTGTTTGTTCAGCTGTTCTTGCTACTGCTGCTCTATTTTCTAAATAGAGTAAATCTCCGGAAAATCTATCTACATCATCATCATAAAAAGCATCTGAGTCTGCATCAGATCCCTCACTAACCAGTGTACCAGATGCACCACCACCAGTTATAGGTTCACCTTCATTAAATGGTAAGAAACCAGTAGCTTCAGATTGATGAGCATATAATCTATCACTATCTATATCATCAATAATTGCTTTTGCACCAGAGTTAGTACCGGTAATAGTTACATCACGTGTAAAAGTAGTTGCATCCGATGGTGAGGTAAGAAGTAGATATCTTAGTGCTCTACCAGTAACAGCAGTATAATCTGAGTCAGGACTATTATTATTTTTAGGATTTTTAATAAGACCTACTTGTCTATAATCCTGATCATTAATAAGCCAATCTTCATTTTCATCCCCAGCCGGCTTGATATTAAATAAAAGAGAAGTACTTCTAAGATCTTTAACAGCATTTGCACCGATACCAGAATCAGGGCCAATAATTACTCTTCCAGCAAAGCCTGTACCCCCACCACCACCGGTAAGGGTAATATCAGCAAAATTATAGCTATGTCCCATAGTCATTGTGCTATCTGATGATGAATCCAAATCGATTTTAACGATCGAACCACCTGATACAAATGCCGTTGCTGAAGCCCCAACTCCATCTCCTCGAATATTAACCGTCGGGGTAGAAGTAAATCCAGTACCACCATCAGTTACCAGGATACTTAAAATTTGTCCCTTCGATGCTGCCTCTTGTACAGATGCCTGTTGTGCTTGAGCTGCGTTAATTGCAGGGGATCCAGATGAATCATTAACATATTGAACTGGTAGGAAATTAGCAGAAAGAAATTTACTTGAATTTGCGCCAGTTAAACCATATAAGAATTTCCACACATAACCATCAGAAGTTTTTATGGGCCTTGTTGATGAACCAGTAGGTTTTACTGTAGATGCAACTACCGTTCCCTGTGCATTTTTACCAGATTGAAGACATACATATACCTGATTGTCTTCTGTTAATACGTAATAAGAATTTACTGGTAAACCTGCTAGATCGTCATCCCACGAATTATAAATCGTTCCCGTTGACCAATTATACCGGGGAATCACATATGAAACGTCTGTAATCTTTTTAATAGACTGCATAGATAGTCTGAAATTACGTTCATCTCTGAGACTATTTCTAGGATCAGGAACAGTATCAGAACTATCCCATTGTTCTGTACGACCAACCGCTACGTAGTAATTGTCTGTTAGATTAACAATTTCATTATAAACTGATTCAAGTAGGTCTTTTTTTAACCGATTTGTTACAATAGCCGTCATTTTAATTTCCTATTAATTAATCGAAATATACGCATCTGCAGAATCTGCCGCGCCGATCAAAAGCCAATTTGTTCCATCCCATATACATTGACACGCACCATATTGTGCGATCGAAAAAGAGTTACCTTGTGGAAAGCTAGTTGGTGTTACTGTTACTAGACCGGCACCTTTATTAGACATGATTTTCATTTCACCAGTTGTTGTACCATTTGCTAAAGACGCTGCGATAGGAGTACCTTGGTTAAATACAGTATATGACGAGGTAGGATCAACAGCGCCGCTGCTAGTTTGATCGTTATGGTCTAGCGCTATTTTCCCAATCTCAACTGAGCCATTCCCTTTAGGGTTAATATTTAAATTAATATTAGTATCTGTTCCAGAAGCTGATATAGTAGGGCCAGTATTAGTAGCTCCATTTGATATAGTTATTTCATTGGTTGCCGAAGCCGCAGCCGTCAAAATAATAATTTCTGCTCCATTCGAATCATCTATTCTACTACCAATTGTAGGCGCAATAATTGTAGGAGCTGTTAATGTTTTACTTGACATAGTAGATACTGATGTATTTGTAACTATTGTATCACTATCAGAAAGAGAAGGAAGATTCAGATTAATGTTTTTCGACATTAAACTAGCATCAATTGGTGTGAATGAATAAAAATATGTAGCGTCGGCGGAATCTGCAATATCAGGATGTACAAGTCTAGCGTCATTGATAGTCTTGTTTGACATAGTCTGCGTGGCGCTATCGACAATCATTTCCCCAGTATAATCTGGAATAGTTACAATACGATTAGATGTAGGGTCTACAACTGTAATTCTAGTAGTGACATTATCAAGGGTTGTTCCTTCAAAAATAATACCGTTACTATCAAATTGAATACCTGGCATAAGAATATTACTATCCCCACCAAATCTCTGATAGATCTCTACGAAATTGTCATTTAGCTTTTCACCAGCTTGCCTGAGGGTATCGCCTGTACCATCATTTGCAACTGTGCCGATATTGATATTTTGTCTTGTCATCTTCTATCCTATACAGAATATTTACATCTATTTATACTTAATAACTCGAATCACTTAGATATCTTGTAAACATATTTGCGTCCATAGTTTCAGTTGTAAGTGACATAAGCGGTGAACCTGAATTTCCACTGTCATCCATAGTAAACGAATTCGGACTAATAACTTCAGCAATACTTTGATAGTAATTGTTCAGCTGAGTAATTGTTAGGGCCGAAAATGCCGCTGGGGTTCTATCTATACCATACCTAATGTTAGTTCCTTCGCTATCGATAAGTCCGGTTGTTGTACTAAAGAGACTGAATCCAATAGATGCCTCGCCAATAAGACTAAGTTCTGCAGAATCTGCAATAGATAATGGCATAGTACCTATACCAAGATTTGCTTCACCTTCTACTGCAACAATACCCTCAAAATAAAAACCAGCAGGATGAACAAACTTTTTATATAATTCTCTATAAGTTGGTATGCCAAGACCAACTTTAATTAATATTGAGAATATCTGGTATCTTGCATAATCTTGTATAAATTTCTGTGAATCATAACCAATTGCATCTCTACCAATAGTAAAAATATCTTTTTTTGGATATTCAACCTCTACCTCTTGTTGAAAAAATGCTCGAAAGAATTCTTCTATTGAAAATCTAGATCCTTTATTTCTATAGTGATCAGCAAACCTTCTAATAGAAAATCTAGGCTTTAAAAAATTATCGGTATTCTGTAGGCCTGATCCTAAGGAAGAAACCATTTGATCTAATCTTGCTAGATCAGTTTCACTTATATCCCTAACAGAAAATAACTCTTGTATGTCTTCATCAAATCCCCCATCAGAATCTAAAAAATCATAATAATATTCTAGAAACTGAACTAGGTCAGGATAATCTTCAGTAAAGTGTTCCGGCAGTACTTCCTTAACACTACGATTTCTGAAGTTAACAGGCCTACGGCCATAATTAATTAGTTTATGTGACATGTTACAAGGTCAATACTGTGTTTTGGTAATCGATTTGAGATTGTGCAAATGATAGGTCTTCATCTAATTGAATTACGTAATTTCTTAGCGGCCTTATTGTACTTTGGTTTGCAGGGGTCACTGATATTTTTAATTCAGAAGATCCCCCCTCTAGTTCAGTTGGATTAAACCCTTGGAGTAATACTATACCAGTATCTTGATTATACTCACCAATATTATCTATTTCTACTTCATTATCGATATTAACTAATTCTATTTTATTAGAGCTTAGTTTATTTCTTAGGAAGCATATTTTATTATTAAAGGTAAATCTACCCGACGTTACAATCCTATCCAGGTTATCTGGGGCAGCAATTGTCATAGGGAACTTAATACTGTAAGATAAAGATTGTCCAGTTATCGGAGTAAATCTTCTTTGTACTTTAACTACTATTCTTGAGTTAAGAATAGCTTCATCAAGATCATCGATTTCGCCTATTAACTTTGACCGTCTAAACACCTCGTTGAATTTCGCGAGGTTAACTGTAAAGAAATTCTGCATAGTAGAAAATACTAGATTTTCTGTTGCTCTAGGGGTCAAGTTAGTAAGATCAGGATCAAAATTAAAAAACGTTTGTAATTCTAGATATGCAATCTCTGTTTCTGTAAATTCCGTATCAATAGACATGACGGCAAGATTGTCTGTTAATTCATTTACAATTCGATCTTTTACTTCTACCTGGACTGATTCGGAAATACCTTGCTTAAACTTTATACCAATAAATACTTTACCATATTCTACAGGATCATTATCAGCACCACCCCAAGATACAACGTCGTCAATGTATGCATTGAAATTAGCTAATACTTGAGCCTTATAATCTTCCGCTGTAACCAATCTTTGCTGCGAAGCAAAATAGATAGGAGCATTTTGTCTTATAGATTCTATTCCCTCTTTAAATGCACCAGCGGATGATACAGCATCAGTAACTACTGTAATAGGGTAATCTGTACCTTCTATATTTAAGTCAGCCGTTGGGACGTATACACTAGCACCATTTGCAGTAGGACCAACCGTTGAAAGATAGGTAATTACTACTTTATTACCAGCCGTTGGGGTTTTCCCCGTTGTAATACCATCACTAAATAGAATTTCGTAATAACCATTCGGTACTTCTTTTATCTGATAATGTTTAGAACTACTAGTAATACGAATAGCTTTTTTCAAATTAGTATATGTTTCGTACGTACTAGATCCAGCTGTTTCATAAACCCTAACTAATAAGGATTCTGTATCAAGTGTAACATCTGGCATAACATATATTTGGGTTTCTTCGGTTTCCCCTACGAAAAAGGTTTTTGTTTTTTCAATACCTTCATATACCGGTATTGAATTACTATCTTCTGATGTTTTAAATTCATAGAATCCGCTACCATTATCTATTGCAGAATATGATTCTCTAGTTCTAAAAGTATAGGATACTCCAGCTACAGTTGCAGTAAAAGAAGTACCTCTTGGTAAATTAATAGATGTAGGTCTATTCGAATCTGTTATAGTAACTGAAATATTCAAATTACCTTTAGAAGAAGTATAAGATCTAGGGGTATATCCTAAAGCCTCTGCATGAGATACAACTGACGATCTTAATTGAGAAGTATTTAGAAATGATTCATTTAAGGCAAAGTTTGCTGTCAATCCATTAAAATGAGTATTGTAAGCTAGAACATCTAGAATATTTGATAGTCCTGATGCTTCAAAATTATAATCAGAAAATTCACTTTTTGATTTCAGATAATCCTTAAGCCTACCTTTAACTGTATCAAAATCCAGATCGGCAGATCTAATTGTAGTAGCCATTTATCTTAACCTCGTTAATTGTAATTCCACAGTTTCAATCTGTTCTGTATTTCTAATCTGGAAAGTAACAGATACACTTGCTGAATTATAGTCTCCCAGAAGAGAGGATTTAACTTCTAAAACCTTTGCTCTAGGCTCATATTTTTCAACCGCTTCTGTTATAATTTCTTCTGAAAGCTCATCATCAAAGTCTGTATCTAGATTAAATAAAAGAGAATTTAGATTTCCCCCAAAGTCAGCAAAAAAGGGTTTTTCACCGTAACTAGTTAATAAAAGATTTTTAACTGCTTGTTTTACTGCCGCGGCATCTGTTTTCTTATAAACATCTTTATCTGGTCTTAATGCAAATGACAGATCTATGTCACTAAAAGCTTTTTTCCTAGCCACATTAAGTGTACTAGTACTTATATTTCCGTCTTCAATTGAAAAAGATCTTAAGGGCATTTGTATTTTCTCTAATAGTTAATCGTATTTATCTCTCTATTTATTATGAATACACCTGAATATTTTCAGTAGAATTGAGTTTACATTCAACTAATTCATTAGTTGCCTGTACAAAATTATTAAACCGAGTTTCTACAATATTAGAATATTCTACATTCCAGGGCGAAATAATTTTAGGAAGAATGAGAATAATTTGTACATTTAGAATACCGCTGGGATCGTAAGTATCATAGTCTAAAATGAGTTTATCAAAATTTAAATTATCTTTCCAATATACAGCTAGATCAAAAGTCTTCGAAGGATTAATTTTACCTTCTTTGTTTAATAATTCATAAACAACAGCCTGACCGGTTTTCATAAAATAATTAATGCTGTCGATATCTAGTTTTTCTAAGGGTTCTGGTCTATATAATCCTTCAGCAACAATTAGTCTATGATCAGAAAATTCTCCATCAGGTTGCCTTACAGTAGTCATAGCATCAGCATGCATTAATAACTGTCTTGCTATTCTTTTCTTTTCTTCTTCAGTGGTTATGTAATCTAAAGTTACTGGGTCAGCATAACCACCTAGAAATTTAGCCATAGTAATACCAGGCGCTAATTTAGTACGAGATGTAATCTTATCCTGAAAATCTGGATTATAATATGGATCAGGTACATACTTCATGATGACGTAAACCTCTTATTAATACCCTTCGAAGAATTCCCAATTGGAGTACTACCCCTCTTGATACCAGGTTCATTCGATACTGTTCTACCAATAGATGTAGGTGTTGGTCTAATATAAGATGCTGATAATTTACCTTCTGCTATTTGAGACCCTATAAATTTTTCATTTGCTATTGTAATAGGATCTCTTAATTTAGACCGAACTTCTGGTGTTGTTAATCGTCTTGCTGATATTCCACCGTAATCTACTGTTTTATCAATTTGGTTTTTAAGACCGTCGCCATAATCTACTTTAACCCTACGAACGCCTTTATTAGAAACATTTAAGTAATCGTCTATAATAATATTATCTACTTCGACAGTAGTTTTATTTGTTGCTTCTGTATTATCAATTGTTTGTGATCCACCACCAGACCCAGGTCCCAATGGAGCTGACCCAGCTTGGTCTGCGGCAGCAGCAAATGATGCTTTACCATTTAAAGATCCATGGAATGTAGTAGCATACATTGCAGTTGAATGTGTTGATGTAGTATTGACTCGATCTATATGAGCTGTCTTCCCATAATATACAATTTCATCCCCACCGAATGTACCACTATCACCGATAACGGTCAATGATGAAGCTCCGATATTAATATTTGGAGAAGAAAGTACAACTTCATCTTCAGCAGTCATTGTAAGAATACCACCAGTAAAGTGATTAGTATCTCCTTCAATAAAAACATTCAGATCTTGTCTTACGAATGAATTTTTGTCAACATAAATTGTTTCAGTCTCAGAACCTAATACATATTTTGATTTATTCTTTTTAATTGTTGTCTCATGATTCCTATGTACCTTTTGACGATATGATCCTTTTATATCTTTATCTTCATCGCCACCAACATTGACATTAAAATCTCCACCTACCCTAAGATCAAAATCACCACTTACGTTTAATGTCAGGTTACCATTATATGATATCTCTCCATCGCCTTCAATAATAACTTTTTCATCTCCACCAGAGATTCGAATGGTGTTTTTTACTGAACTAATTATAACACTTCCATCAGCTCTTAATTCTACGCCGGCGCCGGTTCTGTGCTTAAATAGCATTCTTTCTCCGCCAGGAGTATCATCAATCTCTGTAACGTGACCTGATATAGTTTCTCTTACTTGATTTAAGGGGTATTGTGAAGCTATAGTATCATTTAGATCTAGATCAATCCCACGATCCCCTCCCCCAGTATAAAGCTCATTACGAATAATACCTCTAGCAGCTAAGTTAGTAGAAGCTACATTAATATATTCTTTTTTAGGAAAAACTTTAGAGGGATCTTTAAATCCGTCTTCCTCAACCCCTACTGTATCATATTCAGCCATTATTTTTTACTCCATGAATTAGTTTCAGAATTATAAATGTAACCATTGTTTATCAGATCAGATCGATTCTTATCTATTTCCTGTACAAGTACATCTATATTTCCAAGCAATACATTATTCTTTTCTATAGCATCGTTTCGTTGAGTGCTACCACTAATGAAATTTTGTATAGAACTTTCACCAAAAGCCCTTTGATCTCTAGAAAGAATATTTGAATTTTTTATTTTACTTGAAAGCGTTGATGCTAGTGAATTTAATTCTTCTTCAGTCGGTAATTTAAATTTCCCTGTAGCTGCATCAATTTCTTTACCAGCATTTTTAAGAATATCCTTTGTAGGAATAACCTGGGGAATTCCTTTACCTGAAGGACTGGATATCTTTTTAGGAAGCAAGTTAACAGCTTCTTCTTCAGTAATAGGTTCATCTTTTTGACGTATATCATAGTCATAAACAGTAGTTTTATTTTTCTGACCTCTTACATATAATTCTACGTCAAATCCTGGTGCAGAAGATCCGTTGTCTATATCTCTTCTTCCAACAATTTCCCCGCCAGGATAAATTTTATAGTAAGTGTCTATGAATGCCCCGAATGAACTCCATTGTTCCGAAGTAATAGATCCTGAGTTAAGATATAAATCTAAGTTTGGTACTTTACTTGGAACTGTATATCCTGCAACAAATCCTACGTATATTGTCCCTTTATTCCATTTTGTTTGTGGTCCAGGATCTATAGATATAGGCCTACCCCTTTGTATGGTACCATCCTTTTGTATAACATAGTGCCATTGTATACCCGATTTAACACCCTGCTGAACTGGATAAAGCGGCCCAAATTGTGACACTGACCTTTGTATTTCCTGCACATGGATATCTTTAGCCTTATAAAAATTATTACTCCAAGTCTTAGACCAATCTACAACAAGGGTAGTGATTTTCCGAGGATTTTTCTTAAGATCAAATTCTAATTCTTCCTTTGTATCAATATTTTCGAATACATAAGTTTCTGGAGTAAGAGCACCTAAGAACTTATTACCTTGGGCAATAGCATTAAAAGGGATATCTGAGATTTTTATTTGCTTATTAGTATTATTAGGTTTTGCTATTAATTTATTTAGATTTGATGCGCCATTTTCTTCTACTATATTACTTGGTACATCATATCCTTCAGGTACTATAAACCCATCGGGAACTGAAGTAACAACTTCTCCAAACTTATTAGCCGATCCAGTACCTTTAATTTTACCGGCGACTGCAGCAAGTAAGTTACCAAAGCTACTACCTAGGTTTCCAAACCCAAGCTCACTTTCAGATTGCACTGGGTTATCTAGGTTTCTCATAATTCTCCGAACAATCTTTTTTGATTCTGCAGTTATTTCAGTAGGTATTTCTTTTTTTACTGATTCGGACACTTTTTCCGGAACTGCAGAACTTTCCTCTAATGCTTGTCTCATATTAGTATCAGTAGCCGAAAATACGCCACTTAATGCGCTTCTAATTGATTTAGGATTACCCGCAACTGTAACAGCATTCAACAGAGCGGAAGAAACCGGTTTTCCGGTTAATGTTTCAATTTCAGATTGTTTAGTAGAAAGAGTTGTAACTGGTATATTAGGAACACTTTCTGTTAATTTAGCAACTACTGGTTCATCACTTACACCAATATTTTGTTTAAAATTTTCGGTTAAGGATTTAAATCCCCCTAGTACTGAACCTATAATATCTCCTGTTGGCGCTCCTTCTGCTGAAAGTCTTTCAATTTGAGAATTTAATGCCTTGGCTTCAACTTCTGCTAATGAAGCAATTTCTTCAAGACTACGAAGATCGAAATTAAATATTTCCTTTGCCAATTGTGGATCGTATTCTACAATTTCCTCTACGGTGTAATCTACTTTAATCTCATCATAAGCTTTTCTTAACGAAATAGTTTTTTCAACTAATTCATAGTCAAACACACTAGTAAAAAACGGCTTGTCACCTCTTTTCACTTGCACAGAATTAATTGAAGTTGGTATACTACCAAGGGTAATCGTATTAGTTTTTCTGGCTCTTTCAATTGGCATTCTAAGTTTCCATCTTCTCTAATATCTCTTCAGAAAATTTAATTCTACTATCAGTACTTCCTGGAGCAGGTCTTTCATAATATGCCTCAAAGACCCTTGAGGCTTGTTCAACAGTTTGGGTTTTCCTCAATAGTCCTAAACCAAAATAAGGATAGGAGTACAATTCATGTTTTATAAATTCTAACTGTGGCAATAATTCCCTAAAATTATATTTTCTTTCTGAACAGAATTCTTTTAAGGCACCAAGTCGATTACCAGCTCTACTAGAGGGATTCCATTGCGCAATTCCAAAGGAGCCTTCACTTGAGTTTAATGCTAATGGATTTAGATCTCCTCTGTTTGTATTAGCTCCCGATTCTACCATCAGATTTCCAATAATTCCACAGGTTTGTTGTACTGTAAAAGAACCTCCTTCGGGTGATAAAAAGAATACATAAGCTTTTTCAATGTTTGTATTACCAGTTAAAGTTCTTTGAGCAGTTTCCTCTGTTACATTAATCCTGCCTGTTTCAAATTTAGGTATTGATCCAACAACCAAAGGTATTTGTGAATTGGTACCATCTAGGAAAACACCAAATACCTGAGCCATAGGTTTAATACCAATATTAGTACCAATACCAGAACTTCCTCCCTCAGTTGTAGGGGTTACTACTTGAGCCCATGGTAAATCCTCTTCCGGTATATCATCTATATTTGCGGTGTGAACGCCAAATATTCTAACCTTTACTCGACCAAGTTCTAACGGGTCATTAATGGAAATAACAGTTCCAATAAACCATCTAGTAGAATCACCATAAAAATCTGAAGTCGTTGGTATCATTGTATACTCGGTTCCTCAACAAATGATGCTAGTTTAGCACATAATAGACTAACATCGTATCTTTCAGCCTTAATCATGTGTTTTGCAGCATAGATTATATAGTCTCCTGATTTTTTTCTATCAAATCTAGGTTCGTCTGGATCATCAGAAGAATTATCTTTAAAAAGAATTCTTATAACATTTCCCGTAGTATAATGTGAATAGCCGCTGACATGTTCCTCATGAGTTATAAAATCTTGACCTCTAACCTGTATCACCATTGGAGTTTTGGTCATAAAATTCCTTAAGGAATTTGCTATAACTTTTTTCTTATGTGAAGGGCCATCTGGTTCCTGATGAAGAGTTTTAAATCCGCCTGCACCATCATATGTCCCACCATTTGTTATATGGGAAATAACTCTAGAATTATATTCACTTATTTTTTTTTCTTCGATTTTAAAATCAGGACCATAATTAAATCTTTCTTGTCCCTCTTTAAAATAGTCTGAACCTGCTAGGGTATAGAATACATCATTGTCTACAGCAAAATTAACATCTTGGGGAATTGCTTTCATAGTATCATAAAAACTATATTTAGATCCAACTACTCCAGATCGAATAAGTCGAAGTAGATTTTCATTTTCCTCTTGCCTATAACTCTGTATAGAGGTGAAAGTAGTAAAAGATCCTAAAGTATTAGCTGCATTTTGCCAGTATACATAAGGGTTCTTTATATTAATTGGCCGCCTTCTTAGCATAGTCCCTAAATCTACTATACGAAGAAATTGATCACCAAATGAAGAATATACGTAAAAAGGTAAACCATCACTACTAGTCGTTCTATTTCTAATCCATAAAGCTGCTTCAATTGGATGTAGGTTAGGAACAATAACTTTCATTTTCCCTTTATATTCGTCAATAGAGCTTACAACCTCCTTTTTTAAAAATGTAGAAAGTATATTTGCCATAATAGATATTGGAGTTCCTTGATAAGATTTATTAATATTCTTAACACTTGAAGTATAAACAATATCTTCTACTAATTTTAAAAATATTGTTTCATTCTTATCATTGGCTTTATAAGATCCTATTATTTTTTCTATACGGAAGGTTTTAGTTATAATCTTGGCTCTTTCTTCAAGATTAGTTGGCCTAATATTAACAACTATTCTTTCCCCACCCTGGACGTCCATAGCTGCTATAAGATTATTATTATCAACAAAAGCTATTTGGCCGGTTAGATAAGGTTTTTCTATATGCTCAAAGATCTCAAGGTCAGATATAGAATTTTTAATATCGACTGGTATACTATCTGGGGATCTATCTGCAAAAAATAGCACAGATTCAAATTGGTATGAGCTTTGGGTTTCTCCGTTTGCCATTTTATGACCTTATAGATTTCTTATATGCCGAAAGTATATCGTTAATAACATTAGGTCTAATAACCTTAATAGATCTTAAAGCTTCATTTTCATTAATATAATTCTCGAAATTCGTAACCTCTGTTAATTGCACACCCGGACCGATTAAAGGATCAATATCTGTCCAATTTCCGCTTCCATCAATATAATGGTGAGCGGCATTATAATATTCTGAATATGAATGAACAGTTACGGTTTCGGTTACAATACTCTGAGGATCAATAGGATTTGGATAATTTACAACCAATGATTCTCCTACTTCAAATTCCAAGTCATTAGCTTGCACAACAATTTGTCCAAATTCTACATTCCTATGTATGATATTACTAGAGGATCCTGATTGTGCTCCAGTTAAAGTCCTACCAAGAGTAAAAATACCATTTAAGCTATCCCTGGTAGTAATTGCTGTTCCTTCATAATCCTTTTTAATCTTTGCTTCTAACTCTCTATTAGTAAGCGGCCAGCCTTGTAGCCTAAGGTTATCATTCATTAAATAAAAGGTCCAATGATAAAGAGGAGAATTATAGAGACGAATAGAAACCTGATCAGGTCGAAATCCTTCATGAATCTGCTCATATTGATAAAAAGAAGCATCGTCCTTAATCTGATCAATAATGTCCGTATAGGTAGTTATATTCTGGAAAAGTATATTTGAGGCTTCGTTACCAAATTTATATCGTACCTTTTCAAAATCTTTAAAAAATCTCATCCGAAGTCCCCTAGTATATCTTTTTTATGAAGAGTCCTAATTTCAACAAAGTTTAATGTTAAATCAATTTCATTTGGCTGCCCGTCAGAATGGAAGGTAGCACTTGTAGGATTATATGACGTTTGTATATTTCTTAAATAGCAAGTTTCTAATTTTGGTATTCTAGCCTTTGCACCTTTATAAGAAAAACTTATTCCAAATGCATTAGGAAAATTATATCCAATAGGTATACCAGCAGCTTCAATAGATTCGGGATACATTTCAGTCCTAAAATGTCTTATAATATTTTCTACAGTTCTTGCTTCAGTTGGAGAGGTTGCAATAAATTTAAAAGTAAAATTAAATTCCCGTAAATTTACATTTCGAAATAATGCTCTTGTATTCGGATTTGCTGTTGCCTGTACAGCTAATTGACCAGCAATACCAACACCTCCTGGTATTTTATCTGCCAATCTACCAGCAGCTAATCGTGCAAGGGTATTATTATCGATGCCTCTCATATCAAAGATCGATCGGAGTCCCTCCATAAGACCGGTAGCTAGTGATCCCGCTATAGTGTCCCCAGACTGTAGTCCTCCCATCGCCGCGGCTCCCATGGGATTAAGGTTAGTGGTGTCATATTGAACCCCTTCATTCATAACTATATTTCCAGCTGGCATGTATAAATCAATAACAGGCGCAGAGGTATCTATTGTATACTTTATACCCCTAAATCCATCTGATAGTGTAGAAGCTAATGCTGCACCTTCAGCTCCGGCATCTTGTTGTTGTTTTTGTTGTTCCTGTTCCGCAGATAAACCCGGATCTACTGAATTATTAAAACGTATCGGGTCGTCATCACTTTTACCTTTGTTATTATTGGAGCTGGAGCCTGTCCTGGATACATTGTCAAAACCAACTGCTTCTAGTAACTTATTAATACCGCTACCAGGATTAAGTCTATCGGCTTTTTTTACAGTAAAGCGAATCCTACCTTGATAAGTTTCATCCTTCTTTATAGGATACGATAATACCGTGTTGCTTTGTAGTAAACTAGATCTTACAATACTGTTGTTTAAAACAACAGGCTGTCTTGAACTTTGAAGATTGTCAACGATCCATGTATCTGCCATTTGAAAAGTCCTATAGATAATAAGAAAGATTTAATCTTATTTATATGGAATTATGGCACATTCAGGAAGATATAAAGTCGTTAATCAAGATAAGTATGCCGGCGATCCGGCTAATATCATATACAGATCTTCTTGGGAAAGAAAAGTCTTTAAATGGTGTGATCTTAATATAGAGGTCAAGAGTTGGGCTTCTGAAGAAACAGTTATACCTTATTTCTACGATGTTGATAAAAGATATCACAGATATTTTGTAGATCTTAAAATCACATGGAGAAATAATAAAACAACACTTATCGAAATTAAACCAGAAAAAGAAACACAGCCGCCTTCAGGTGAAAGACGTACAAAAAGATATATCTATGAAGGATTAACTTATGTTAAGAATATGAATAAGTGGAAAGCCGCAAAGGAATATGCAGAGGATCGTGGCTGGACGTTTGAAATATGGACTGAAAAGAAATTGCAAGAGATGAAACTTCTTGCTAAACCGATGCCTGGTAAAATAAAAAAACCATTAAAAAAGGCAGCACCATATAGAAAAAGGAAGAATACAAAACCTCGTGTTAAACCTCCAAAGAATGTGAATGCAGCACCTAAAGAGTGGAAGGATTAACATTTATTGAATAAATCAATATAAATACTCGTATGAGCAACTTATTTAAAGATCTAGAAATTGAAGCATTCCGTGCTGGTATTACCCCACGGACTAAACAGTCTATTGAGTGGTTCCGTAAAAAGGCCGTCGCGCTCGGGCGCGTAAATCGTCTTGATCTTATGCGAGAAGAAGAAATTGCATTAAGGAATAGGCCAAAGACAGCACCGTACGGTAATATGTACATGTATTTCTATGATCCGAAATATAAAGATACTTTACCCTATTACGATGCATTCCCATTAGTTATTATGATGGGACCAGCAAAGGGTGGATTCTACGGCTTAAATTTACACTATCTTCCTCCTGTACTCAGAGCTAAAGCCTTAGATGCTTTATTGGGTGAAGGAGAATTACCTATGAAATTTATTAAGCCAACTATCCATAGATATTTAACAAAACATGTAAAAAGTA